CCAGGGCGTCTTCGTGCAATAGCTGGACGCCTCGTAATCGGTTGGCGGCGGGCAGCACTCGCCGGAACCAATCGGCCCAGACCTCGGGCTTGGGCTTGTGCGGGGCCGGGCATTTGTCGAGCGACCAGGTGGACGAATTGCCGTTGCCGCAGTAAAACTGCGCGCCCTGGGCCATCAGCAATACGGCCTGGTCGATATCGCCCACAGCCTGTTCCCGCCAATTGGCAGCCGCGTAAGGCGTGGCCCACAAGAGCGCGGCCAATTGCTCGGGCTGCGACTTGATCGCACCCCACATCGCCATGATTCGACCGTCCAGGTCGTTGATGATCTCGATGAACGAGCGAGGCTTGGCCAACAGCACAGCGGCGGAGCCGGCCAGCGGTTCGAGGTAGGTGCGGTGCTCCGGGAAGTGGGACACGATCCACTTGGCGATCGACGCTTTGCCGCCATACTGGCGATAGGTAATCTTGGGCGTTGCGGTCATTCAGCATCCCTCCGCCGCCAGTAGCGGGCCTCTTTCGGGATGCCGTCATCGGTCAGTTCACGGTACTTGAACGTGACGGTTTGGCCCTTCTTGAACTGATTGCCTTCCGCCCAGTAGGGAGCGTCGATGCCGGGATTGTTGGTGGCCCAATCGCGGGCCATCGGATCGGCGAACTCCCGCTCCGCATCGGTCAGCCCGGCCAATTCCAGCCGCTTGCCCTGGTAATCCACGATCAGCGCACCGATCTTGCCCAACAGGCGGCTGCCCTTGGCAGTCTCTCGGCCGCTGGTGAAGCCCGTCACACGGGCCTCGGCATCGGAGAATGGTTTGTATTTGAGGATTGCCCGATGGCGCTTTGGCGTCCAAACCGCCTCGGGGTTGCGAATCACCACCCCTTCGCCGCCCTGGTCCAAGACCCGTTGCAGGTAATCTTCAACCTGCTGGTTAGCGCCATCGGGAATGTCGATCAGCTTGGTCTGCGGATGCAGGTAGCATACTGAGGCGTCGGTGTTCTCCAAGGCCGTGTTCAGAACCACCAACTCCTTGCCGAACGGTTGATCGAGTTGCAGGAATCGAAAGTCGTCACCCAGGCAACGCTTCGGCACGGGGACGCCCTTGAAGCGGCGGCCTCGCGAATCGAACCGTTGGAGAATCCACGTCTCAATCGAGGGGTAATCGACGCTACAGACCATGTTGGTGTTCTTGATCTGCCCCGTGCTGAAGATTGCGTCCAGCGGCGGCGTGGAGTAAACGGCGAAGACGATCTTGTCGAAGCGTTCGTCCGGGATGTCGCCGCCACAGATCGACCGGCAGAGTTGGAACTTGCCTCGCCCGGCCCACAACTCCCCGTCCAGAGGGCAGCAAGGGAGTTGGTTGAGCCACCAGTCCGGCGCCATGATCGGATTGCCGTAACGGCTCCACAGACCAGTCGCCACCGGCTTGATCTTGGCTTTCTTCTCGCCCGTCTTGGGGTCGAGGATGCTCGCCCACGGCACCTGCTCCGTGGGAAGGCCACGAGTCAGGCCGCCATCCCAGAAACAGCGGGTGCCGTCCAGCTTTTCCGATATGAACCAACCTGCGACGTTATGTCTGTGCGGATCGTAGTGGTCGGCCAGTTGCAGGAATTCGCGTTTCGCCATTTCTATTGCCGCCTCAGGCTGTCATAGGTTAAAAGGCTTGCTAGTGGTGGTCTCCTACATCCCGAGGCGTAATCCACGGCGATTTCACGACAACGTCCGGCCATTTTTTTCCAAATAGCCGAACAGATCGGAAGCCGGGGTCATTCGTCGCGCAGGGCCTCCAATTTGCGATCGACGCGGGCCTTCAGTTCCTTTTTCATCCGACAGAGGGACGTGCGCGACATGCCGATGGCTGCTGCGATCTGGTCCAACGTCTGATTTGCCTCCCGCATGGCGACGAATGTTCGTTCCTCATCGCAAGTGCAGCACGAGTCGATCAGATCGCGGATCTCCAACTCCTTTTCGTAGGAGGGAATCTCGAACCGCTCCGGAATGTCGTTCACGACAGGGGGAACCGTCAGTTCTTCCCCTTGGGCGCGAGCGCGGTACTTTGACCTTTCGGGCAGATGAATCGTCCTTTCATACTCGACGGCCTTGTGGATCTCCCGGTTGATCCACATGCCCATGAACTCGACAGGAGCGGAAAGGTCGCGCTTACGCGGTCCTTTGCCGGCGGCCATCTTGTTCACGGCCTTCACCAGCCCGATGAAAGCAGCGCTGGCGAGTTCGTCTCGCGCGTGCGCCATCTCGGGAAACAAGCCGATGAAACTCTCAACATTTGTGAGGGCCAAGGGCATGTTGCCGGCGATCATCTCCTCGCGGGCCGCCGCATCACCGGCCGCGACCCGCAGATACAGTGCGGCGTTCTTCTCGGTGTCCAGCCGCTCGGGCATTTGCGACACAAGCAGGTCGTTGTACCGATTACTCACAGGTGCGTTCTCCAATGAGGTCAATCCGCCAGGCGCAGCGGGTGTAGAACTGGTGGGCCTCGCAAGCGAGGCGGGAGTAGTCGTAGACCGGCCCTTTCGGGTCGAAGATGCGGCCGTGGTCGTAGGCGACCATGTGGCCGCAGCGCGCGCCGGCGCCGTCAATCACGCCGCGACTGGCCCGAATCGTCTTCTCGAATCGCCGCCAGTTGCTGTCCGGGTAAAGCACCGTCTTGTGGAAGGGACCGATCTCGGTGGGCTGCAACACGGGAAACAGCTCTACCGGCGTGAGGGCAAAGCCGCGCGAGAGGGCAGGGTGAATTAGCTCTTGGATGTGAAAGCCCCGCCGGCATAGCGGCTCGGCGAGACTCGGAAAGACAATCTCGCTGCCGTCGTGCCCAATGGCTGCGAGCAGGTCGGCAACGGGCGTGTCCAGCGCCATCGCAAAGGCCAGGGGCATACACATCCACGGCTCGGGACGTTGTTGCAGTTCCATAGGCGCAGGGTTTCTCCGCAGTTGGCGGTGTAAGCGGATTGCTGAGGGCGACGGGCTACCAGCCTTCGCGGTCTAGCTCGTCCAGCAGAGCGTCGATGTCAGGGGTCTTGCCCCACGACGCCTTCCAGTAGGCACGCCAGTTGGGCGGCCCGAACAGCTTGTCGTATTCTTCTTGCATGGCGGCTGTGAGAATCCAGATGCCGATGCCGAAGGCTTCCCACACGGGCCATTTCAGCTTTTGGGCCTTGGTAAAGCTGTAGTCCTTTCCCGGTCGTTTCACGTCGATCCAACGCTGGCCCCATTTCGGATGCGCCACGAACAGGTCGGGCACGCCCATCTGAAAGGCGTTGCCGATCATCCGCTCCACGTGCCAGCCTCGGACCTTGAGGTAGGCAATCAAGGCTTGCTGGATGTGCCACTCCTGGTTGTGCTTCGGCCGGCGGATGCTGCCCATCAGATCGGATGTCCGTTGAATTCGGCGTCGATCTCTTTCGTGCGCCACCAGCCGTTGTGGCCGTACTCCCAGATGCGGAAGTGCTCCCGTACATCGCCCTTTATCAGACCCAAGGCAATGTCGGTGGCCTCGCACCGTGCCCGCAGCGCAGCGGCCTCAGCGTTGTTGACGATCTTTGCCCGGCAGACCAGTCCAAGGAGGAGCCAAAGGCGAACAGTTCGCCAGCGATAGTTCGGGTAGGCCTCGGCAACGCGATCCCACGGGCCATCGTCACGCCGATACTCGATCTCGTAGCGGTCGATGTACTTCACTTCATCATCTCCGGTGCCCTGACCTTGATGGTGCCGCTCTTCTTCTCGGCCCAATTCGCCATTTCCTCATTCCAATCCATGCCGATCAGCGGCACGTAAGGGCGGAAGTGCTCGACGGAATCACGGACCGCCTGCGTGACGCTCGGAACCATGTCCGGGCGGGTAACACACATGATCTCGTCGTGGATGTTCATGGGGCTGACGTGCCACTGGTTCACTCCGACCGGCTGTAAGTCCCAAATTGTCCGCTGGACGTACTTCGTGATTTCGGCCCCTGGCGATTGGATTTCGTGGTTCGCCGCGGCCCGCATGTTGGCCGCCTGCATCGAGAAGGCCGCGCCGTAAAGGGCCGAGCAAATGGCGCCTCCCGCGGTCTGCACGCGGTCGCGGCGGGCGACCTTGAGCACATGGTCCTTCTCGTATTTCTCCGGGACGACGATCTCTCCGCGGACTTCAACGCCGTTCTCCAGGGAGATCGTCGCGATATGAACGTAGGCGACTTCTCCCCTGGCCTCGGTCCTCTTCTCGCGGCGCACGACGGTCCCGCAATCGCGCCAGTGCTTTGGCAGATTGTTGGCCAGCTTGAAGAGTTCCTTGCAAATGCGATTCTCCAGGGTGAAGTAACGGCGAAAGCCCAGCATCGTCTCGGCGTACTCGGCCGGGTCTTTCCAAACGACCCTCGTGCCGATGCCTCCGGGCTGGGTCATGGAGCAAAACGAGTCGGCGACTCGTTTTCGCCACTTCTTGACGCCGACGAACTGGCTGCCGAAAGTCTCGATGGCCCGCTTGGCTACCTCTTCGCTGATCCCCAGGCGGTTGACCAGCGTGCTGTGGTCGCCGCCGTAGAGCATCGTGCCAAAGAAGCCCTGCTTGCCCTTCGTGTACATGTCGTTGGTCGTGCTGCCGTCGCTGGACTTGACTTCTTCGTAGGTCGCGCCGGGGAAGATCGCCATGCCGAACAGCGCGTGAATCTTCCGGCCGGCGACCAATTCCGCGCGCAGGGCCTCGTCGTTGCACACGGCGTCGGCGATGGTCACCTCGAACGATGCAAAGTCGCCGCCGCAGAGCAGATACCCCGGCCAGGCCAGGGGGAACATCTGCCGGACCTCTTTGGTGTGCTTGATCCCCTGGGCATTGAGGCCGTCCGCTCCGGCCATGCGGGACGAGAGGGCACCAATCACGATGAACGAGGCGTGGAACTTGCCGGCCAGCAGCAGTTTTTCGTATAGCTCGATTTCCTTAGCGGCGAACTTGACTGCGAGGATCTCCTTGGCACGAACACCGGCCGGGTGCCGGCCTACCTTCAGCGATCCCGTGCCGCCGCAACGGGCGCAGTGCGGGTCGTCGTCCTCGCACCTGCCGCACGGTTCCGGCTCGCCGACGTAGCACACGCCGTTGCACTCCGGACAGATTTTCGTCTCCTTGTCCAGGTAGCCCTTGCCTTTGCACCTCGGGCACAACTGGCCGATGCCCCACTTGCTGATCGCTTCGAGGTTGGCCTTCTTGGTGGACGTTTCAAGGATCAGGCCCTCCGTGCCATCCATCGCGGCCGTGACGTAGGCGCGGACTTCGCTGGGTTTGTTGACGTTGACCGGGCTGCCCGCCACCACGGCCTGGGCCTTCGCCATGAGGCCCTTGATCCCTTCCCGATTGATCGTGAAGCCGTGCCAGCGGACGGCCGCCACCATGCAGGTCAGGGTGGAGTCGTTGTCGCCCGGCTCTGGGCAGCCGAAGTGCTTGTCCAGCGCCCGCGTATAAACGATGTCGTCGGTGGCGTACTCGCGGGCGTCTTGGCGAGTTGCCCAGTGGTCGATGAACTGCCGAATCACTCCGGGCCAGGCGTACTTCGTGACCTTTTTGCCGTCGTCCTCGTCGGCTTCAATGGCCCAACCCTTCTCAAGGCTCGACACGGCCAGGGCCGTGGGCGCATAGCCGAATTCGTAGGGCCGCCACGCGGGCGGCGGCTCGACATCCTTGTAGTGGTACTTGGGCTTGAGCTTCAAGGCGTGCTCGGCAAGGAACTTCAGCCCCCCGGCCGGATTGAACTTCAGGACGACATCCTTAAAATCTGGGTCCAGCTCGCCGAAGGAGTCGTGGCGGTCGAAGACCTGCCACTTGGGCGCTTCCGGGTCGGCCGAGCGGGCAAAGTAGATATTGTCGAAGTGAACCCGTGATTCCAGTTCACGGGCCAGGGCGTAGGCCAGCGCCGTGGGCACTCGCTTAATGCGAACATCCTCGCGGGCCATCAGCGATTGGTAGGGGCCTTTGCGGCTATGGAGCATCAGGTCCAGGGCCGCCGCCGGCTTGACGCACAGGCCATCCTGCCCCCGCGGCTCCAGCATGGCGATCTCGTTGATGTGCTCCTCGGGAATCCAGTCGGGGTCGCAGAGGCGGAAGATGGTGTAGATTTTGCAAACGTGGAACCAGTCGAAGGACAGGTTGAAGCCCACGACCGTGTGCCGGCAAATCCACTCGACGAGCGCCAACGTTTCGCGGATCGGCCGCCGCCAGACCTCGTAGAGGACGATGGGGCCGTCTTCCACGGCATACTGCAACAGCACCATCATGCTGTGCAGCCCGCAGGTTTCGGTGTCAATAAATATCTGTGGCGGATGTTCGCCCATCAGAAGACCTCGAAGGACCAACGGCTGCCGTCGTCGCGCGTTCCGCCGACGCTGGCGGCCGTCACGGGCTGCGTGCGATAGGTTCCATTGCGGAACCGAATCTCCAGCGCGAAACCCTTGCCGATCCACAGGGGAAGAAACGCAGCCGGGCTCGACCAGTGGACGCTATGGAGCACTTGGCCCACGGTCGCCACGCGCAGCGCGGGGTCGCTGGAACTGATCTCGGCGATGCCATGGACCGGATGCGTGACCCGCAATTCATAGAGGCTGGGGCCCGCTTCCAAAAGGACGGTCGTGCCCGGCTTCAGCTTGCGTATGTCGATCCCCGGTTCAACGGCCGGCTTGCTCAGCGTATTCATCAGATTGTCCTCATTGCGTCGGAAGCGCGGTCGCCGGTGATTTCGAGGGTTGCTGCCTCGATGTCTTTCAGCAGTTCCTCGTCGGAGATTCGTCCGGCGCACCAGGCGGCCACGCGAGGTGGTAGACCGCCCACCCCGGCGGCCAACATTCGCTCGATCATGCGGTTGATCTCTTCTTGCGGACGGACGCCGCGGCGGCGTTTATACGCCCTCTTCAGTCCAGGGAGGAATTTGCCTTTGCCCCGCTGCCGGGCCTCAACGATCTTGTCGGCCGCCAAGACCTGCTCATCCGCCGATTCGATCCCGGCAAGCGTTTCCAGGTTGATGGACGAAAGCAGACCGGCAGCAGCCTTTTGCTGAACTGCCTCAGGCATCCGCAGCAGTCGCATCCGGACCCAGACCCATCGCGTGTGCTGTTTTAGCTCCTGGGCCGCCTGCCGCACGGTGACGCCGTTCGGGTAAAGTCTCTGGATCGCGTGGGCCTCCTCCAGGATGTTCAGGCTCTTGCGCTGCAGGTTCTCGACCAGATTCAGCATCCGGGCCTGATGGTCGCTCAAGCCCTCGCAGACGTAGGCCGGTATCTCGGTCCATTTCAGGAAGGCGGTCACGGCCCTAAAGCGGCGATGCCCGACGATCAGGCGGTACTCAAAGCCGGGCGCTTCCGTCCATGGTTGCACGGCCACCGGGCAGATCAGCCGCCCTGCCTGGGCGATGCTGTCGGCCAGTTCCTTGACGGATTGCAGCGTGAACTCGCCCCGGCAGTTGAAGTCGGCATCGTAGTAAATGGCGGCTACCGGGACGGGGTACGCTTGGTACTGTTCCAGCGGCTTCATCGCAACGTATGAGGAAACAGCGAAGGGCGATTGCTGGGCAGCCATTCCCAGACGGCGGTTTGGCCATCCTCCTCGATTCGCACAAAGGTGTCGTTCGTTCTGGCCCAGCAACCGGAGTTGAAATGGGAGTCGCCAATGCAGCCCGGCTCGTGCGTGTGGCCGTAGACCACCACGTCGGCGCCGGCCTCTTTGCGGTAGGCTTCCACGCCGTCGAGCATCTCATCCAGGCGGCCCTGCTGGAACGTCAGCTTCCGCCAGAGAGTCAAGGCCCCTTCGAGCGTGCCGATGAACTGGTCTTCGATGGCGTGGTGATGGCGGTCGAACGGCCCCCGGTTGCGGTCTTCCAGCAGCCCGGAGATGATCGCGGTGATCTCGCCCGTGCCAGGGTTCAGGTCGCGGCAGTAGGGGTCCGATTCGTGGCCGTGGAGGAAGGCGAACCGCCGGCCGCCGATGGTCTGCTCGAAGCCCCGAACCTCTCGCTGGAAGAATGGATGCCCCGGCATCAAGGCCGGCTGGTCGATGAACGCCGACAACGCACAATCGTGGTTGCCCGCGACATAGACCGCCCGCATCTTGTCCAGCCGCGTGAGCAGGTCCAGATACGCCACCACGGCCCGGCTCATGTTGGCCTGCCAGAAGTCGAACAAGTCGCCGAGGACGTAGAGTTGGCCACCCTCGGCCTCCACGTAGTCCAGGAACTTATAGAAGCGGGCTTCGCGGCCTTCCACCGCAAAATTGTCGCGGTAGCCCCGGTCGCACAGATGCAGGTCGCTTATGCAAAAGATGGGCATAGGTTTCCTTTGTCGGGAAAGGGCTACTTGCTGCCGCGTTCGCCGCGGCAACACGCTGAAGGCCGGTTGACGGAACAGAGGGCGTCCAGGAGGCGCAGGGTGTCGTCAAGCGCCGTGGTGAACGTGTCCACGATTACGTCGTTGATCTTGTAGCAGCGGCCGAACCACATCTTCCAGACGGCGAAGTGCAATCGGCCGCCTTCGTCGCCGTAATAGGTCCGGTACGTACAGGGAAACAGTTGCCAGAAGCACCAGCACAGTTTGCTCAACATGGTTGGATCTCACACGGGTCTTGGTGGGCAATCAGACGCAGGAAGTCGTAATACTGGGGCAGCTCACGCACCGTCGTCTCCAATGCAGTAGTGATTTACGAGCAGGTCCATGACCTGATACAGCGTCAGGCCGTGGGCGTAGATCAGCGTGTCGCCGTATCGCACGAGCAGTTCGTAGCGGACCATTTCCCCGGTCTGCATCCGCACGTCGCGGAATCGCTGGTCGCCGTGGACAACTCGCTCTTGTGCATCACAAACTCCGCCGACAAAAACTGCTCGCATGGCACCTGGAGCCTCCTTCGCGTTCCGCGCGCCCGCGCTACTTGCGGCGACCCTTCTTGCCGGCCGTCTTCGGGCTGGTCGGCCTCTGCATCATGGCGGCGATGTCGGCGGGAGATTGTGAAAGCATGTCCCCCATCCGCGTCATCCCGCTGGTCTTCGTCGGCACGGCCGTGGAGCGTGGGGCCGACGACGCTGCCTTGCGGCCCGTGGGCTTCCGGACCCTGGCGGCAATGTTGACCGCGGGCGGCACTTGCCCCTCCCCGAATCGCATCATGCCGCTTTGCTGCATCCGCCCGATCATCGGCGGCGGGGCGACCGGCCCAATCGGCGTTCGGGCCGGTCTGCTCGTTATCCTTCTCTTGGCCACGGGACTCTCCTTTCACAGGTCCGCAGGGACGCCGCTGCGCCGCTGAATGGCGAGCGCCTGCTTGACGCACTTCTTCTTGGCGGCCTCGCGGCTTGCCTTATTGCCGGCGGTGTAGGTGTACTTGGCGCCCCGAGTGCCGTATTGCATCGCCGGCTTGCCATTCTTCGTGGTGCGATGAATCGGCATCAGTTGGTCTCTTTCACGTTCACGGGCGGTCCCGGAAATTCCCGGTCGTTGGCCTCCGGCTGGTCCGGCGGCAAGTAGGGCGCTAAGCGAGCAGGCAGTTCGTCCTCGTATCCCTGCTGTGTCACCCGCAGGGCTTCCAGCCGGTCGCCGAGGGTGCTCGTGGTGATCGAAGGCACGAACGGTTTTTCATTCGTGGACATTGCTTGGGTTCCTCATGGTGCTCAGGATTTCAGCGGTCCCACATCGCGGCCACCGTCAATCAGATAGCGCTTGGGACCGTGTTTTTCGTTCTCATGGCGCAACTTGCAGTTCATCCGCCAAGTGATGCCATGCTTGGGGTTGACGCCGTGCAGCCATTGCGATGGCTCGCGGTAGCCGGACAAGGCGTTGTAGGCGAATGGATCGGTTCCGACCCACGACCCGTTGACCAGCAGTTCGCCATCCACGTCCGACAAGACGCTGGCGGCATGGTGATGCCCGACGCAGAAGTAGCGGCACCGCTGAGCACCGGCCGCCGCGCCCAGGGCGATCAGGCCCTTTTGCCGGCGGACCATGCCGTACCACGGGATGCCCAGGTTCGAGCGCACGTCATCCCCGTGCGACACGTTGAACCCCACGCCGTTGATGTTGACGTTGGCGCTCCACGCATCGGGAATGGAGAAATGGACGTTGCCCAGATCGCGGCAGTGCAGCCGGGCGACCTCGCCGCAGAGGTAATCCCAGTTATCGTGCGCACCGAGGTAGTCCTTCTTCGGCGTGCGCCGGCCGTGGTTGCCGGCCAGATAAAGGACATTGACTTCCTCGAAGTGGGCCGCCAGGTCGCGGTACATCAAGGCATGCAACTGGCCGATCGCCAGGCAATTCTTGAACTGGTTGCGATAGTACGACCGCTCGCACGCCTTGTGGATTTCACCGCTGGTGTAGTCGCCGTAGGCCAGCACCCAGAGCACCGGGAAGTAGAACTTCGGGGCCAAGGTATCCTGGGTCCATTCCACGACCGTGTTGACGTATCGCTCGGCACGGCAGCAAGAGATGGGGAAGTTGTAGTCTTCCAGGCCGCCGACTTCCTCCGGCCGCACGACTTGATCGTGGTGGCCGTCCGAGAGGTGCATGACGCAGTGTTCGACGATCTGGGCCTTGCGACGGTACTCAAAGGCCGCCGGCAACGGCACCAGAGGCTTGACCCGCTGCTCCATCTCCGCGGTGATCGCCTTGAACAGCCCGGCAATCTTCGCTCCCGCCTTGACCTTCTGCCGCTCGCGGTCACGCTCCGCAGTCAGATGGACGACCTCGGCCTCCAACTCCAGCACGCGCTTGTCGGTCGGGTCGTAATCGGGGATGTCCTTGTGCTGGCCGCCGGCCCGCTTGTGTGTTGGCCGCTCGCCGCCCGGCCACTCCACGTCCTTGTGGACTCGGCCCGTGGCGATGTCGGACACGAGTGAACGGCTGATCTTGAACCGCTTGGCAATCGCGGGTTGCGCGATGCCATCGGCGATGGACGCCTTGATCTTCTCGACCTTCTGCTTTGTCAATCGCATGATCTCTCCGCGTCGAGCTGGCCGGTTGATGGTGTAGAGAGGCCGGGCGGCGCTGCCCACCGCCGCCCGGCTCAAGTGCCGTCGGTCACAGGAGGCAGAGCAAGGGGCAGATCAGAGGGACAGCCTCAAGAGGACCGACGCCCCGCGCGGTTGAACAGTCGCTCGACCCAGTTGATGGCGTCGTTGAAGTCCAGCGGCGGCTTGAAGGCAGGCAAGCCGCCCTCGTCGGGACCGCCGGCCGGATTGCGTTGCGGATACCCACCCGGCGATTGGCCGGCGTCTTCCACGGAAATCGCGTCGATCTCCTTCAAGCTGGGCATGGGAGCGGTGGGGTCGATGGCCCATTCGATCTTCGACTGTTTCGCCCAGGCGTGGATGCGCCGCACAGGAACAATGAAGTTGAAGCCCTGCAACTGCATCACGCCTTGGGTCAACATTCCGATGTACAGGCCACTGTCCTTGAGGTACATGCCGCCGCCGGACGAACCGGGGAAGGAGACCGTCGTTACCTGATCGAAGACCTTGATGTTGGCACCCTTCATCGGCAGGGTGCGGCCCACTTGGGAAAGCACGCCGGTGGTATAACTGTTGGCCCCGAACTGGCCGAGCAGGCTGCCGCAATGGCTCAGATCGACGCCGATGGGCGGGATGTAGTTCGGATCTTTGTGGAACTTGGCACAAACGTTCAGCGGATATGCGCCCTTGCAGCGGACCATCAGCACGGCCAGGTCTTCGCCGTAGTCGGCATCGCTGGCCTTGATGATCTTGCAATCGTACTTGACTTCGCCTACCCGGCGACCATCCTGCTGCCGCTCCTGGACGATCTCGGCATCCTTGTACTCGACAAGAATCCTCGGCGTGCCTTGCGGCGTGACCACGGTGCGCGTAGTGCGCAGACCATCAACGACATGGGCGGCCGTCCAGATGAAGGTCACGGTATCGTCGCCCACCTGCCGGGTCACGAGAGTGCCGGAGCCTTGGGCGCTTCCGGCCTTGATGGTCACGCTTACACGCTGCAAATCATCGGGGACACCGGCGACCGCCGGAACGACGGCCAAGACGATCAGGGTCAAAACCAAGAGCACGTACTTCATCGTTGCAACTCCACGGGGTTAGAAAAACGTTCACACCGATGCGCTCACAATGTCGCTTCTTCCACGAGCATCTCGCCCTCCTCGCCGGCATCCTTCCAATCGACGCCCTGGAGGATTTCTCCCATCGTCATCAGCTCCAACTTCCGATTGGCGCGAATCACGTCCAGCACGCGGTGGTCGCTCGGCAGATGGATCAGGTCCACAATGGTGCAGCCCAGGTTCTCGTCCATGCCCTTGCGGTGGATGCGATCCTCGCTTTGCACGCGGTACTCAGGCTTCCACGAGTTGGACCAGTACACCGCCATGCGGGCCTCCACCAGGGTCAGGCTCATGCCGCCCGACTCGGGATTGGCCACGAAGGCAACCTTGGCGTGCTCTTCCAAATTGGCCCAGTAATCCAGCGGCTCCTCGCTGGTCGCCAGCATGCCTTCGGCGCTGTCGCTCTTGGCAGAAAAGACTTGGAAGTTGCCCTGGTCGCAGCGCACCACGTCCCACTTCTCCTTGAGACACAGCTTGACGATGCGATCCACGGAGCCGGTAAAGCCGGCGAACACGACGATGCGGCCCACTTCCTCGTTCTCATCCAAGAGCATCTTCAAGGCGGCGTCCTTCGGGCAGGCCACCTCCCGCGCGACGCGGACCATCCTGGGAACTTCCCGCCGGCCGCCGCACAATGGGCAAGGGACCGTCTCCTTGACGAGTCGGGCCACGAGAGCCGGGTCCAGCATTGTGACGGCCTGGTAGCGGGCTTCCGGGTCGGCCGGGTCCACCCATTGAGCGACGGTTCCATCCGTGCAGTGGGTGCATTTCGTCACGCCGTCCTGGACTTCGCGGTACTGGAACCCGTCGCTGAGTTCCCGCAGCAATGTCATGCCGGTGACAGCGTTCGGCGCCGACCTGGCAAGGGCCTCCGCCACACGGAGCGTGCTGGCGGTCGGCTTGCAGACGACCTTGCGATAGCGCTTCTCAGGCAGGTTCAAACAGTCCTTCTTGTGCTTGACGACTGCCAAGCCCTTGAGCCGTTCGTAAAGGTATGCCACCTCATTAGAACTTGGTTGGAAGGCATGATAGTCGTCGGGGTCGGCACACTCGTCCAGTACATGCGGCCCTTCGTCGCGCGTCTGACCGCACTGGGCGCACTTCCGCTGGTCATCCTTCCAGCCGATCCGCTTCTTGAACTTGCCGGCGTCAAACTGCTGCTCGACCATAAAGGCCAGCCGCTCTTCCAACGCGCGGCGGCTGCCCTCCTTCAAGAAGCCCGGCCAGGCGATCTCGCATTGGCTCCACCAGTCGCAGGGCGTCTTCGGGGACGGCGTGCCCGACATCTCGATGACATAGCCCTCGAACCCGTATTTGTCGCGGATCAGATCGGCGAGCTTCTGGCAGGCTTTCGAGCGCTGCGACGTGGCGTTCTTGCACCGGCTGGATTCATCCGCCACGAAGAAGCGGGGCAGAGTCTGCGAGCCGTCCCACTCGTCCAACACGCGGACCAGCCCTTCGTAGGTGAAGAACTCGATCTGGATGCGGTCGAAGGGAAAGCCCCACAGCCTGAACTCCCGCCGGATGTTGGGCAGACTCGTCTTGGGACCGGCCCACCAGACCAAGTCGACGCCCGAATTCTCGATCACCATCTGAGCAGCCAGTGACTTCCCCGTGCCCATTTCGGCCGCGAAAATCTGGTAGTGGTACGTCAGCCCGGCGTCGGCCAGGTCGCATTGGTGAGGCATGATCTCGGCCGGCTGCCCGGCGCGAAGAAACTGCCGATACTCGTGTCGCTCAACCGGCCGGTCGAACCAGGCGTAAACGTCTTCGCCGCAGAGATAGCCGATCTGGAAGCGGTTGCGCTGGCAGTCGTCCACGGACCAGACCTTGACCCGGGCGTACTCCCCTTCGTCGTCGTAGCCGTGGAAGTGCGCGCCGGCCATCGCCTTGACTTCCGCCATCAGGCCGTAGCGGGTCTTCGTGCCGACCTTGCCGTCCCAGAAGTAGATCCGGCTGTCCTTCCGTTCCAGCAGGACGGGCACGCGAATGCGCGTCCCGCTGGATGTCTGGGCTTCGAGTTTCACGGATTCAAGTGACATGCAAGGTCTCTCTACATGCCGAGGCGTAAAAGGCGGTCAGATCACGACACGGGATTTCGCGATTTCGCAGTTGTGTGCGGTCAGCTCGACGCCGATCGAGCGTCGGCCCAGCCGTTTGGCGGCCAGCAGCGTGGTGCCGCTTCCGGCGAATGGGTCCAGAATGACGCCTCCATCAGGGGTTGAAAGGAGCGTAAGTAGATACTCGATAAGGGCCAAGGGCTTGACGGTGGGGTGGTCGTTGCCCGGCCCGCGCTCCTTCCTGGTTGCCTTGCCGCAGTAGAAGAAGCGGCTCACCCCGCCGGAGTCGCCATAGCTCCGCTGGGCGTTGAGAAGGCGGGCGGCATCCTCGTCCAGCAGGAGGTTTGCCGGCCAGCGCCCGCACGCCGAGCCGCCCAGGGGCGAACGATTCGTGCTCGCCCAGCCGGCATCGGTCAGGCTGTCGCCGCGGGTGCGGATCGTGCTTTCGGTGCCGATGCGGCTCGCCTCGACATTCATACCCACCACGCCCCAGGCAAGCGCGTTGTGGGCAATCGTTCCGTCCAGCGGCTTCATCGCCAGGACAATCGGCTCCCAGGCCGGCTTCAGGGCCATCGCCCAGCCGGTCCATTTGGTCGCTTCGGCAGTGGCCGGGGCAGTGATGGCGCATTCGGCCTCGGGGTTGTGCAGATCGCCGTAGACTTCGTTGGTGCGGCCGTTGTTGGCCAGCGAATAGCCGGGCTTTCCCAACTTCGTGCCGACAACCTCGCGCCTGGCTCCCTTGGCCTTGTCAATCAGCTTGCCGATGTCGCCGCCCTTCGGCATCCCCTGCCCGTAGAGCCACATTAAGGCGTCCCGAATCTCCCAGCCGGCGTCCTCGATGGCACAGGTCAGACGGTGATAGGTCCGCGTGCCGCCGAAGGCCAGCATCATCGCCCCAGGCTTGCAGACGCGAGCGATGGCTCGCCAATACTCGGGTCCCGGAACCTCGTGGTCCCAGTCCTTCTCCATGAAGCTGAGGCCGTAGGGCGGGTCGGTCACCACGAAGTCCACCGACGCCTCGGGAAGCGTCGGCAGCACCTCGCGGAGGTCGCCGCAGTAGAGGGTCAGGTTGTCTTGCTCGAAGTAAGGCTGCACGGTCAGCACTAGGGTAGAAGGTCTGATAGTTCCGTCACACGAGAAGGCGGCAAGGACCCACGGATCGAGAGCGCCTACCGGCCCCTCTTGTCTTCCAGCAGCAAGTAGGTCTGGTCGGGGGCGTTGCGGGGCGTATAATCGCCCCAGACGTTAAGGCCGGCAGCGGTGAACAAGCCGTGCAGCTTGTTGAAGCAATGCCGCACCGGGGTGGGGACGCCCTTGGCGCAGCCGGATGCGACGGCATCCCGCCATTGGGAGAGGGTGCCGGTGACGACCGCCGTCTGGACGCCCCGCACGATCGTTTCCACCGCTACGAACGGAAGGCCCGCGCAAAGCTGAAGGATGTCGAGCATGTCCCGCTCGTCGGCGGCGATAAAAGCGCTAAAGGAAACGTGCCTCAACAGATGCGGCGACAGGCCCACAGGGGCGCGCTGGTCGCGCAAGGCCGCCAGGCAGCTTAGGAATCGCTCGGCGTCCGATAGCTCGCGCCGGCAGGCATCCGACGAGGCTGCGGGCGAGCGTCCCAGAGCTTGGTGACTGAGGCCGATAAAGGAGCGAAAGTCGATCGAAGGCTGCGAAATCAAGATGGCCGACGGATTCATGGAGCGCTCCGAGCAGAAAAGGGACGCCGCCGGGATTCGTACCCGGACTACCGAACCGGCTTCGGTCGGGATGCTGCTTACATTACGGCGTCAGAACCCCGCCGGGGCCTTGCGGCAAGTCCGGCAGGGAGTAGATGACCCTAGCGGGCGCGGGCCGGCTTGCTGTCCTGGACTTTCTCGACGCCGTTGTCCTTGACAGCGAGGAACTTGGCGATCTCGCGGCGGATCGCTTCGTCGGAAGGCAACCGGGTGAACGGCGTGGAGCACTTCACCACGACGGGGACGTGCCAAAT